GAAATCTCAGGTTCCTTCATAATTTTCACTGTATCACCTTGGTTTGCGATCTCCCCGAAATATTCGGAGTTCGTGATGTCACCTACAACTGTGCTCTTCCTGAACGCAAGCTGCACTTTTTTCGAGTAGATGACTGGGGAAAAGTTCCCATTTGGCAGGTTGGTATAACCTGAAGCGGATGCAAAAGCCATAGTTAAATCCTCCATGATATTTGGCTTTAAAAAGAAAGCTAAACACCTGAAAGAGGCTGATCGTTTTCTAGGGTGCAGAAAGGTACTCAGTTGCGCAACCGAATACCTACTGGGCCTATACTTGAACAGGTAGTTCTTTGTAGTTTAGACTTTTTGTGAAAAAGTATCAGTAAAGGTAGTCCACAAAGGAGGCTTTACTTAGATACACGTAGTTATATGTAACACTTTTAAAGTGTCAACACTTTATCTGGCAGCACCAGAAATGTCATAGATAAACTTTCCAGATCTCATTGCTTCTGAAATATCATCTTGACGTGACTCAAACTCTTTAGCTGACATTTTAGCTACGTCAGACTCTTTGATTTGGCCTGACACACCTTTAGCATCTATAGAGGTACGAGTTCCTTTTGAAACGGTAGACGCTGCAGCTTTCTTAGTGTTTCTTCTTGCTGCAGGAGTCAAATCGTTATCAACTTTATAAAGATCAATCACACGAATTACGGATGCAGGGTCATCCATGTTTTCATATAGAGCATCTTTAACCCATTTAGGTTGTTCTTCTGCCCAGTTATGAAAGTCTTCTGACTGTCTTAATTCATCAAAGTCATCATGAGACTTACGAATAACATTCTCTGCTTTCATTCGTAGAGCTTCATTATGAGCTTCATCTAATTCTTTCAGACGTTCTTCTGCTTTACTGAACATTTCTTTTGCTTTTTCTGAAGCAATCTTTTCAACAATACCTGCAACGTCTGGGTATTTCTTTGCCCACTCTTCAATGTCTTCACTAGACTTAGGAGGAACAATACTATCTTTTGCTTTACGCTTCTCAAGAGATTCAAGTCTGTTATTCCACTCTTTCTCTTTTTCTTGCATATGTCTACGTAAGTCACCGTAGCGTTTCTTGAAAGACTTCTCTTCAGCACTTAATCCTGCTGTGTCATCGTCTTCCTGTGTTTCCCCTTCCTGGGATGCTTGTTCTTCTTGTTGGGTATCACTTGAGGTTTGTACCTGGGTGTCCTCAGTACTTTCGCCACTGGGTTCACTTTCTTCAACATACTCTTCACCACGAGCTTCTGCCTCTAGTCTAGCAATTTCTCTTTCTTCTTCTTCCATTTTACGCTTACGTTCTGCATGGTTAAAACCACGATCTACAAAACCTGCGTTCTTAGGGGTTGCTTTTACTGCTACATTCATTTTGTTTTCCTTATGTTGGGGCCAGCACTATTGCTGGGTAGCCTTATCGTTACTAGTAGTAGTTATTTCTTTTTCTTATTTTTCTTGTTGGACATTAGACCACCTGAAGCAGCCGCATCTCTCCAGTTAGGGTTTGAAGCACTACCGAAGAATCCACCAGACCAACCTGAAGCTTCTTGAATAGCCCTAGTAGCTTCTCTACTTGCTTCTGCTCTTGCCATGTTTGCTTCGTACTGCTCCCTAATATCATCAGATCCTGACGCAGACTCTGCCCTTTGTTGAGCTGCTTGTAGGTTTGATACTGCTGTGTTAGCTGCTGCAGTCTTTTCTGCTTGTGTCTTAGGAGCAGAAGACGTAGATCCTGATCCTCTTAGACCATCACCCATATCACCTGGTGCAGTAGCACCTGTAGTAGGGGCAGCGTAAGTGCTTGAAGGTGTAAGTGCAGTTTGATCTCTACGTGCTCCACCAAATGACTCTGATAGACTTGGTCCTTGAACACCTGCTTTACCATCAAAGCCTAGTAAGTCACCTAACCAAGTATCTCCAAAGTCTATACCTTTTTTATTGCTAGTTCCTAGTTCTTTGTTTTTATTTGATCTATCAATTAGATTATCAAAGAGGCTCTTTTCACCGCCAAAGATACTTCCTTTACGTTTATCTCCATACTCTTTTTCAGAGATAAGGTTTCTGTCTCTAGCAACTTCTAACATGTTATTATAATTAGAAGCTAGTTGGGAACCAACAAGAGCACCTACTGGAAGACCCATTGTATAGGCTAGAGTTGAACCTGTTCGACCAACAATATTCATACCCTCCAGAGCAACTTTAAGTTCGTCATCTGTCATATCAGCAACGTTCTTAGTAAGCGTTGGTTTAGACTCAGTAGTAAATTTTCTGTAGTCTGTTCTATCGTCAGAGCTATCTGTTGTGCTTGCAGTGGTATCGTCTGTTGTTGTAGTAGTAGTATCAGGGCCAGCAATAGACGGACCTTCTTCTGCAAGTTTAGCGTCTTTTTGTTCTTTGGTCAACCAACCTTCTGCTATCTTATCAAGGTAGTCTTGATAGTCTCTCATCATAACAAAGGACAATACTTTGCCATCTTTGTAAAGTTCTACAATCTGTCCTTCTTCAAAAGGAGTAGTTTTTGTGTCATCACCAAATCCAGTAGGTAAACTACCATCGTTTGTGTAAGGACCAAAGAGTGAAAAACCTAAGCCACCGCCAGTGAGTGGTTCTGATTGAACAGCAGACAGCGCATCAGATGTGGTTCCTGTATCTCCTGCACTTTGGAAGCCAAGAACAGTACCGCCTTTATTCATCATTTGTGGTTGTTGTGGTGCAGCATTTCCTACAGCTTGTGGTGGTGGTTGCATGTTAGGATTTGTACTAGGAACCATACCACCTACATTCATTTCTAAAGCAAGTTCTCTAAGTGCAGCCATCTCTTGTTCTGTTACAGGTGCTTCATTTACTTGTGGTCCACCTGCAGGAACAGGCTCACCGCCAATACGACCATTTGATTCCATTTCTGCTAGGCCACGTTTAGCTTCTTCTCGTAGATCCTCAAAGAATTTTACACCGTAGAATCGAACAACGTCAGCAGGAACTACATACTCACCTTCAGATAATTGTGCAGGAATGTCATCTCTTACTTCTTCAGCCATTGAGCCATTAGGTATATCGTTACCTGATACTGGATCTACACTTAATCCATCATCTCTTAGGCCACCTTCAGCCATGAATGCCATTTCCATTTGTTCGTTCATAACTGCACCACCTTGGTTGTAGTTTTTAATACTTTCTGGATCGTTTTTGTTTAGTAAAAAACTAAATTCTGGGTCATCCCTAGAAACCTTCTTAACGTTCTTTGCTAAGACAAGAGGTCCAACCTGAATAATTTGACTTGCCTCTGTTACTGGCATACCGTCTGCTTTATCATAGAAGAAAGAGTGTCTGAACGGGTTCATACCAACTTGTACCCACTCACTTTCAGGGTCAGCTAATATTTCTTTAGCCATCTGATGTACAGCTTCTGGATCAGCATTCTCGTAGTCACCAAAGATTCTAGCGATAGTTGCTTTACCTTTACCCTTAGCAATGTTGGCAGCACCCTTAGGGTTTGTTTTAAAACTTACGTTGTTCAACACAGCTACTTGACCGTATCCTACAGAAGCTCCTGATAACGAATCATTTAAACCATCGTGAAAAGATACAACCCAAGTATCAAAGTTTTCGTAAGCATTAATATCTAGTCTTGACGCAACCCTTGTACCATCTTCTATGTTTTTAGTTACACCTATAACACCTTTTTTAACCTGATTAGGTGTCAACGAAGATACAATGTCCATTGTAGTAGGAAGCTCAGGGGCTTCTTTGATAGGGACAATAGGTCTAAAATTATCTGCTAACTCTAAATACTCTTGATAAGTAATCTCGTTTTCCAAATAAGCTTCAAGACCTTTTTGTAATTGAGGTGTTCTTACTTGTTTCTTTTTAGGTTTACTGTTTCGCCAGTCTTCTTTTTGTTTTTCAGTAATACCTAAAACTTCTTGAGCATTTTCTGATGCATCATCTAAAAGTTCTTCCCTACTTGCAGCAGGTGAAATTTTAACATCATCCATCACCTCAGTTATTTCATTACCAAAGTGAATACCTCTAGGGCTTCTAAAGTCTAATATCTCAACAGGGTTTAGACCTACTTCTGGTTCAAGTGTAAACTTAACCTCTGTTCCCTGTAAAATCTCACCTGCTTTACGTGGTCCCCAATCTTTTGTAAGACGTAATGCAGCAGTGTCTGGTCCTGTAGGTACAAACTCTGTAGGCATGTCAGGGTTTTGATGAACACCTGCAAACTTTTCTAGTTCTGACCTTGGCATGTAAATTGTTTTTACAGATTGAGGTTGAATACCAGACTCACCTGGATGTTCTTTTCTTGCAGCTTTATCACGAACAGTAGTGTTCCCTTCTTTAACTTCGTAGGTAGAACCTTTCTTAGTTTTAAAACGTTTTACACCTTGGCGAACCATATTCTGTGCAGCATCACCAAGGCCAGGAACCATACCAACTACTTCACCTGCAGTAAGTAAACCAATCTTACCCCAACTAGGGTCTTCTTCTTGTAGCTCTTCTTTAATGTCTCTGATAGTAGCTGCTGTACTAATACCTGGAATACTTTCTATAGCAGCTTTTCCAAAAGCTTTTAGTGTCTGATCTGTTTCTTCTGGGTCAACAACAGTAACACCGTATGATCTAGCTAAATCTAGGTCTTTATTTTCTGCTAGGCCACCTTCATCAAACCCTTGAGGTCTGCTTGCCATTGGTCTGTTAGAAGGAGACATAGGGTTCTCTTCTAAAGACTTCATGTCAAACCCTTCACCTTCCTTCTTTAGGAAAGCTTCAAAGTTTGGGTTATCCTTAGCTAGAGCTTCTGTGAACTCGTAGTCAACATCGTCATACGTAATTCTACGAACAGCTAAAATATTTTCTTCAGGATACTCAGCAATACCGATCTCACTGCTATACCCTTGGTTTCCACCAAGAACACCAATGTAACCTGAACCATCTTTATTAGCTGAACTCTTATCGCCTACATAAAAAGTTACGTGGTCTCCAACACCATCTCTTTTTCCACCAGGGCCAAAAGTTATATTACCTTCTGAGTCTCTAGGGAAATCAAGAACAACAATATCACCTTGTTGTATATTCTTTCTTTCAACCGCAGAACCATACTTTACGTATTTCCTAGCTCTAAGTCTATCATACCTATCATTTGTTTTTAGAGGGTCTGCACCAAGATTATCTAGTACGTCACTTACAAATGTAGCACACCAGTTTACTAAAAGAGGATCCCAATCTGGATTCTTACCTAAGATATTCTCAAACATTTTTCTTACTGTTTGATTACCTTCTTCAGTACCCACATTAAGATTACTAATATACTTTTCTTTTTCTTCTGGCCCTTTAATAGCTTTAACATAACCTTTTTCAGCAGCAAAAGCTAACGGATCTTTTTTAGGTTCAGGTGGTGGATTATCAACATAGTCTTGGGCTTTACCCATAACGTCATCAGTAAGACCAGTCTTCATAACTTCTGTAGGGGAAATAGGATCCCCTTCAGGTTCAAGCATTCTTTCAGTTTGCTCTGATACGCCAAAACCTTCTGGCCTTAGCTTTGGTCTTGGTGAGGTCTCTCTAACCATTCACTTCATCCCTAAGTTTTTTTAATCTACGAAGACAAGTAGCATGTCCTTGTAATCTGTAGAAGTCTTCTGGTGTTAGTGCTTGTTCCATCTGAACATGAACACGTTCAATTTTGGAATCAAGTTCTTCTAGGAAAGCTTCCCAGATGTCTTTGTTGTTTACGAGTAGTTTAAGGCTCATACTTAACCTTGTCCTGTGTTAGCAGAGAACCCTTGCTCACCTGGTTGAGGTACTGTTCCTGTACCCATTTGACCGCCACCAGAACCTGAGGTATCTTGTACTTGGACTCCTGCAGGTGCTCCCTGCTGTGGTCCTTGTGGTTGAGGAACCCCTTGCTGTGGTGCATTAGGGTTAACCTCAGGTGGATTCTCTGCTTGAAATTTCTTTAAGATCTCAGCTTGAATTGCTGCATCACCCATTGAGTTTGTAAGTTTATCAGGATCAAGATCCATAGACTTAGCAATCTCTCTGATAATATAGTCCATTTTAGCAAAAGGTGCAAGTACTGGATTCTGCACAACACCGAGAAATTGCATTAGACGTTGGCTACGTACTTCGTTAGCCATCAAAGACTCAGTACCTTCAGCTTTAACTTCTAGGTCACCTTTGATTTCTGAGTCGTAGTCAAACTGCATATTAAAATGAAAGAAAGACTTAGCTAGTGGGCCTAGCAAGTAATCATCGATGTTCTTTACAACAGTGCGTATAGAACCATTGGCAGCAGACATAAGCATACTAATACCAGATGCCGTACGGCCCACACCTTGAACGCCAGTTTGACCGTGAGCAAAAGAAGGGAACCCAGTGCTTTCATCAGCCAGAACACGAGCCTTGTCAAACATTTGCATATTTTCATTTGATACGTTAGGGAACTTGGTGCCAAAGATGGCCTGTCCTGGTGCTCCCCCCATTCTTCTTAGGACTTTACCTGGGTAGATAGAAAGATCTTGTCCAGGTGCTAAGTTTGTTTCGTCTACTTCAATGAGCAAGTTACCTGAAAGTGCAGCATTATCTACACTCATGCGCATAAACCCATTCATAAGGCTTTGTGTATCATCCATATTTTCCGCTATACCTACCCCAAAGAATGAGTAAGGGTTTACTTCGTATGGTACGGCATAGTACGGAAGTATAGCAGGTGTAAACGGATTCATTACAAGGCGTAGAACTTGACCATTACAGATCCAAATGTTTACTGAAACTTGGTCTTGGTCTTTCAACTCTTTTGGAATATCTACATCATGATCTTCTAAAATGTCTGTATCAACGTAACCCCAGAACTCTAAAACAGAATATCTTTCTGATTTAGTTTCTTGGTCTGCATCTTCCATGACCTGTTCCCACCACTCTTTTGTGTAGGATTCACCCATTTCAATAGCTGTATTAATAGCGTTACTACGGAAGAAAGGTCTATTTTTTAAGCTTCTCATTTGAGAACGAGACATTTTATGACGTTCTACAACGTACTCTGCTTCGTCCATGTTGTTAGCATCTGGGTCAGGGTAAAAGTTCCAGATAGAAACTGAAGAGGTTTGAGGAACAGTTTTAATAGTAGGGGAATACTCACCGTCTTCTGACCAGTTAGGGTATTCTTTGTCTACTGCAAACGGACCTTTCATAACGCCTGTGCCAAATAGAGAACACTCAAATGCTGCAGTACGCAACTGCTTCTTAGCGTTAGACTCTTCTAGTTGGTCATGAATTTTCTTTTCCATCTTCTTTGCAGAAACCATTGCAGGATGGAAAGTAATCTCTGTTGGTGTTGTACCTGGGCCTTCTTCTACTAGTTCAGCTACTGGTTCTAGTTTTCTACGTAGACCACCAAGACGTTCTTGCAAATCAATAATAGTCTCACCTGGCTGTAGTCTCATATCCTCAGGGCCAAGATCTGGTTCGTTAGCTTTTCTATTTTGTTCGTTAGTCTCAAAGTTTACAGTGTCTGCTACACCCTCTGGAAGAGTAGTAGGATTAACTGAAATAGGAAACTTGTTAGACCCAAAGAGAACGTCTACGATCTGACCATAAGCTGCAAGAACTTTAGTCTTAGTTACTTTAACAAAGACACGAGACTTTTCTGTAGAAGTAAATTGTACATCAGGTCCGTAGATACCTCTGTAGTTTTGATATGATTTAATCCAACGTTGCTCATCAGAATATCTAGCTTTCTCAGCACGGGAAAACTTTTCTTCAATGAAGGTAACAACAGTGCCTACAATAGGATCATCTTGACCCTCTGAATCTTTTTTATCTTCTACAAAAGATGACTCTTCGTCATCAATGTAGAGTTCTTCTGATTCATAAATGTCATCTTCTTCCATAGGTATTCCTTAATAACCGAATGTTGGGTCTGAAGCTTGGAATCCTGTTCTTTGTGAAGTAGGATCAAAGTCAAATATGTTGCTTCTTGGGCGTGTCATTATTCCGTATCTTAGAGCATCATATAGGTGGTCTTCAGAGTTTGTGTCTACATCCTCAGGGTTTCTTTTATCTAGAGGAATAGAGGGAAGCTGAGATATAAGATTAGTGCAATTAGAAAATATGACAAGTCTTGGTTCCTCTGTAAACTCATCTACTTGTAATCTTCTGTGTAGTTCGTTTTTTCCTGCTACACGAGATCCTTTTGATCTGTCTGCAGGTCTCCATCTACACCCTCTAATAATCATTTGTTCAGCAAGGCTAGGGCCAGTATCACCACGATTATGCCAAAGAGAAGAGTCAAGAACTCCATATCTCACCTTCTCATCTCGTTCTATGTCCAGGATCATGTCAGCCAAGTCGGTAGCTATTATCTTAGAAACATATAACTCCCTGTATACTACTAGCTGTTCAGATCCTGGAACAACTGCTAACCAGACTACACCAGTATAAGATCCATACCCATAATCGCAAGCTCTGAAACGAACCCAGTTACTTGGTATATCGAATGGGTCAACAACGTGGATGCGTCTGCTAAACTCTGGGAAAGCTGCTCCTTCGTTAATGTCCCAGTCACCTTCAAGCAACTGTCTTCGTTGATGTTCAGGCAAAGATAGAAGGTTGGCTTCATACATTCCGTCCTCAGACAGATAAGGGTTGTCGAAGAGGGTGGCTGGTATAAACTTCCTCTTGAATAGTGGCTCACCCTCTCGACTATGGCCTTTGGGCCATTTAATGACCTCTCCATTTTCGTCTGTAGCCCAGAAGGATTTGTCTGGTACACTAGGGTCAATAAAATGTTTTTTAACCCATTGGTGACCTGGACCTCCTGGGTTGGAGGTAGCTCTCATATACAAAGGTAAGCCTGAGGCTTTTGTTGAACGAAGACGTGACCTCATGTAGTTCCAAGCGTATGGTGTAGGCCACTGTGTAAGTTCGTCAAACCCAATCCAGTTAAAGGCTTGACCTTGGTATCTCATAACATCGTCATCTCTGTCAAGATAAGACATCCAGAGTGTAGCACCATTAGGGGCAACCCAAGTCTTATCTCTTTCCATAAACTTGATACCTGGGATGGCCTGAGGATAAAGCTGCTTACTTACAGAAATAAGTTCTCTAAGCTCTTCTGTAGACCTCCGAACAAGTAGCATTCGTGCATGTGCATTCGCAAAGTACCTAACTGGGTCTGCAACCAGACTGTACGACTTACCACCACCTGCTGCTCCACCATAAAGTACCTCTTGTTCTGTAGCTGCTAAGAACCTAGTCTGTGGCCCTGGGTTTGGCTCGAAGATCACCTTTTGTTTGACCGCAGAAGGGGCAACACTCTCCATCTCTGAGTTCGATGTATTCATCGTCTGTGGCGAGAACTCTGGTGTGCTTTCCACCAAGTCTTTCTTCTTCGATTTTCTGGCTCTTCCTTGCCGCTTCTTTATACTTTTTGGCATACTGGCGGTAGTTGCTGGACGCTCTACGCCTTTTTTCTTCCATTCTGACACGTTTATATAACCCTACATGTGAGATTTCTCTTCCAGACTGATCAGACAACCAACGAGCTACTTGTCTAACACTGTAATCTTGAAGAAACTTCTTTGCTTTTTCTAAAAGTTCTAGTTCTTCGGGGATAGGGATAAGAAGCATTTCGTCTTCTTCATCCTGTTTGTAACCAAATGGTACGTGTCTTCCTACTCTAATAACAGGATACCACTCTCCGTTCTCTCCTTGTAATGGTATCTGCCAATCTACTTTTGTCGGGTGTGGTGCTGTTGAAGCTCTTTTACTCATCTTCTTTCGCTGGTAGAATAAACAAAGGCTCTGAAGCTTTTACTTCTACTTTATCTGTTTTTGTGAATCCTGCACGATCTAGAATGTCTTTAGCTGCTAACATCTTTTCTTTTACACCTAGATCAGTAGGATCAGCCATAACAGAGAACATAGTATACGCAGCTTTAGTAGACGATTGTGCTATGAACTTCTTTGTAAGCTCTGCAATCTCATCTGTCAAGGCATTAACAATACCTGATGTAGAAACACCTTCAGCATATCCTGCTAGTTTCTTAGCTGTTACAGGATCTCCTTTAGCCTCGTCAAAGAGGACATCAAGGAACTTCTGTTGTTTCTCTGTTAAGTTTCTAGCCATTATGTCACCATATATAATATAAATCCAAAAGCACCAAACCCTATTAACAACAACAAACTAGTTACAGTCCAAGTAATTATTGCTTCTTGTAGTTCTGCTTTACGATACTCTTGTTCTTTCTTTTGCTTACGAATCTTAGCCTCGATTGCTACTAGCTCATCCCAAGCTGATGGTCCCATCGTGAAAGATATATAATCCTTCAATTCTTTTCTCATCTGCTCTGCCTTACGCTTCGCAGCGAAAACTTCCAAACTTTCGGCCTCTACTGAACCACTTAAAGACTTCCACCACGGTGGGTTCTTAACTTGTTTCTCAGCCTGACCTAGATCAGACATGTGACCTGCCCACTTAGTTAGTTGGCTACCCATGTCTTGTAGATCTTTACCTACAGCAAACCCTTTCTTGAGGGCATTGAAGGCGACTGTCGCACCTGAAATAATTGTAACAGGGTCCATTCGCCTCCTCCCAAAGACTTATTATACTTTACCTTCTTTCACGATTCTTCTGATATCAGCACGACCAATACCTAAATCATTTAGTTCACGGTCTGACATTCTCCACAAGTGCATCTCTGCGATTCGTGCATTAGCCTGACGTTGACGTGCTTCGATTAATCTTTCAAAAAACTTTCTCATTGTTTTCTCCATAAATTGCTGCATTGCAGCTTACAGAGACTAGTTATACACACATAGTTATACTATACTATTGATAAAAATGCAAGTCAGTTATGCTTTTCTGTTAGGGTTGTAATGTTCCTCTACAGATATTGTGACACCTATATTACCACCACCATTAAATACAGTTATCTTGTCACCTGCATGTAAGTGCAACCTATCAGATGTAATCATATTATATACATCCTGACCTGAAACAGATTTGTTATTAACTATAGTATAGTACGTGTCATCTTCTTTGTGATACCACTGAATAGAAACATTATCTGTAGATGCACCCCCATTACTTATATGAAGAAAGGTAACTACAGCATCATAGTTATTAGGGCAAGTGTATAAAACATCACTACTTGCCCCACCTGCAGTGGCTGTAACAGCAACACTTTCAGTTGCTGTGTTATAACTTAAAACTACCACTTACTTTTTACCTTTTACTTTTTTAACTATTTTAGTTGTCCAAGCCTCATTTACTTCAGTATCAGGATCATCAGCAATAAAGTGTCCGTTCTCATCACGAGCACGTTCCATTACCAACTCTTCTTCTACTTTAGCTTTTTTCTTGGGTGCCTTTTTCTTAGGAGCAGATTCTTGCTCTTTAATAAATTCTAGGACTTTAGCTTCTTTAGTGTGCCAAGTGCCACGAATCTTTTGAGCAAGAACATCTCCACGAGGACCAAGGACTTTATCACCTTGTAATCTCATTTTCTAAACAACCCTGTTGTTCTCATGTCAACCATACCACCTGACTTATAGCCTGACTTTTTCTTAGCCATACCGCCTTTAGAATTACCAGACTTATACTTGTCAGGATTTTTAGAAGAATCCTTAGTAATCTTTTTGTCAGCTTTTTTCTGTCTGATAACAGCAGTTGGGTTTGTTGGGCCTTCGCCTGTGAAAGTATTTTTAAGAGCTATAGCTAGAGCACGACCTGGAACACTCTTGTCAGATGGTCTAGCGTCTTGCATCTCTTTCATTAGATTTTTAATACGATCTTTCTTAGCATCAGAAATATCAGAATCTTTAATAACACGTCTAGCTGTTGCAATGATTTCAGCATCTGACATTTTATTAGTAATTCTTTTGTTGGCTGCGTCAACTTCATCTTTTTCAGCTTTGGTCATCACACCATATCCTGCACCTGCAGATTGTGAACCTGGGCGTAGCTTTGGCTTTGGAGAAGAAGCACGAGCACTAGATCCACCGCCAATGTCTTTACCTTTGGCGTTAGCCCAAGCAGTAAGTGCTGAACCTGTATACTTACCTTTATTCTTTTTCTTCCAAGCATTTAACTCTTCTTTAGTAACAGCAAGTTTCTTTTTACCGTCTTTACCCATGAAATACATTGATCCTGCTTTTTTAGCAGCAGCAACAGTTTTATAGTCTTTATACGAAGCCATTTTATTCACACCCTTTAATGCCAGTATCTAATTTACCAGTAGACCTCGTAAGTCCACCATGCTTATACCCCATAGCTTTTACTGCACCTGGGGCTACTCTACGCAATGCTGCGATTCCTTTGTTGGGATTCTTTCCAGTATCCCCACCTTTACTCATACCCATGTGATAGCCTTTGCCACCACAATGAGAACATCCTGCTCCTTTACATTTGGGACAAGTCATCTTTTTACCTTTAGCCATTCCACCCTCTGCTGCTCTAAATTGTTTTACTTTTTTTGCTACTTTTTTAGGCTGTGCTACAAACTGTTTGCCTTTTTTATTACCTTCAGCTTTTGCTGCGTTAGTAGCAGCTTTCTCACTGGCACTCAAAGAGTCCCAAGCTTTATCTGGTAGATACCTTTTTTTACCTTCAGACTTAGATCCATCAGAAGTTCTCCACTTCTGCTTAGTCCATTTTTTAAGAGACTTCTGTGGTGCTTTCATGATGTGTAGCCTCCACCTTTAGCTTTGTATTGCTTGGCTACCATCTGAGCTTTACGTGCAGACCACTGACCTGGTTTACCACCTTTAGATCCTGCTTTGACCTTAGCAACTAGATTCTTTCTCATAGTTGGCTTCGTGTAGTTACCTGCAGCATTGATTGTGTCTCCACCTTTGGAGTAGCCAGAGGCTCTGATAGCTTTACCTTGTCTTTCAGCAGCAGCCTTGGTTTTGTAGACCTTACCAGTCTTACCCCAACGATAACCACCTTTTACTTTGTAGACTGGCATTATGCACTATCACCTTCAACTTTGTGGCAGTGGGGAGTAGCATAGGCACCGCCTTGTCTTATTGTAGTGGCTACTTGTCCTGCTTCTTCTAAACAAGCTTGCTCACTGTAGAAGGGTTCTGGTTTAGCTATGATCTTACAGGACAGAGCCATAGGGTCAAAGCAAACTAATAAGATCCCGATCCACATAGTATCACCACTTTACTTTGTCTGCCCAATACGCAGCAGACATTTTACCTTTGTTAATGTTCTTTGAATGACGAGCTTTAAACGATTTCCTACGCTTTGCATACGAATCAGACTCACCCTGCTTCTTGGGAGAACCAGATACACCTTGTTGACCAAAGCGGATAAGCTTGTACTTACCACCTTCAGAGGCCATAACAACATGGGACTTAGTTGGGTGCTTAGGCGTTCTTTTAGGTTTGTTAACACCAGAGAGACCCTCCTTTTTCATTATTGCTTTAACTCGTTCAGGTACTGCCATCTTAACCTCTGATTAATTTGTAAGGGGAACGTGGGACGTTCACTATCTTACCCTTACTACTTTGATCTATACCTGTCGTACTTAGGATTATCTTTACGCCCAAATAACTTTAAAACAAAATTCGTGAAACCCCTAGCCATTTCTGTAGG